CACAGCGCCGCGCGAAGTGGGAGGCCTCCCGCGCGCGAGCAGCGAAGACTGCGGCCATCACTCTCTGAGATAACCCCGGGCTACGGCAGTGGATAGCCTCAACATCTCCCGGACCAACCGGGTAAACAAAGGTGACTGAAGATAGGCAGGGAGAGCAAGGGGGTCGTGCCCCTAGCGACCACAAATCGCCACGCCCACCTAACCAGTCATTTGGCAGAGGACAGCCTAAACATCCCTCGGACTCACCGAGACGGAAAAGTGTGTTGGTTCGGTCGCACCGAGTGTCTGAAATTGGACACTAGCTTATTTGAAACGATGAGCGCCAATAACAACAACAATGCCCCTCCACGCTCTCGCGCTAGCCGCAAGCGTGCTAGGGCTGCTGGCAATGCTCCTGCACCACTTCCTCAAGCTCCGCAAAAGAAACGACGAACCAGACAGCGTAACGCCAAGCGCGGCAGGGCCCAGACCCAGCGCGGGGCGCCAGCCGACGTCGCAATGGGCGGAATGGGGTCGTTTTTCGCTCCGGTGGCGCAAGGCACCGTGATGCGCAAGGCTCAACCGATGTTCACTCGTTCGGCCAATGAGCAGCGCATCATCCACCGTGAGAAGGTTGCAAAGGTTGTCACCCCTGGCTCTGGTGCATTCACCATTCTCAAGTCCATCGCCTTGAACCCAGGCATGGCCCTCTCGTTCCCGTGGCTGTCTAACGAGGCTGCGGGGTACGAAACCTACAGGTTCAACAGACTCCGCTTCGTGTGGGTGCCATCTGTTGGAACCGGGATTGCCGGAAACCTCATCATGGGACCAGACTATGATGCCGCTGATCCTTCCCCGGCCTCAGAGACTGCTTTGTCTGCGTATACCGATGTCATCGAAGCCAACTTGTGGATACCATTCGCAGTTGAGTGTGAGCCTGACCTGCTCAACGGTGAGACACGGCGCAAGTACATTCGCAACGGGGCCTTGGCAGCAAACCAAGACGTCAAGACGTACGATTCGGGAAACTTTTTCGCTGCGTGTTCAGATGACGCTGCTGCCAACACAGGCAAGCTGTGGGTTGAGTATGATGTGACTCTCTACAACCCGCATGTACCGCCTGGCGGCTTTTTCCAGACTGGAGCTCTTGTCTCCGCTGGAGGGACTATCGCGGCTGCAACGCCGTTCGGTGCTGTACCAGTCTCCACTGGCGCGCCGGCCCTGTCAGCAGCAGGGGTAGCAGTCCTGACGTTTTCAGGGATGGTGATTGGCGAGGAATACGCCCTGACCCTGTCTGTCGTCGGAACCGTTATTACCGTACTCAACACAACCGGAGCCGCCGTCGGCCGTGTCAACAAGACCGCCGAGACGTCCATAATCAACGCCGGTGCAACCGCAGCGTTGAGCTTCGAGACATTTACAGCAACCGCTGAG